GGATCAAAGTCCGCCAGTTCGTAACCGTCGGCGTCGCCGACGACCTGCCGTTGCATAAGAGCAATGTAAGCGGATAGTTCCGATCAATCACGCATTCACTCACAGTCGGAGGTACGGAAGCCCCCGACTGTGAGATCAAGTCCAACCCCTGCCTACCGCAGGCAGGCATAAGGAGTAATCATCATGGGATACCTTCACGATACACACATGAGCCAGTACATCCCACCGACCGCCTTTCATTGCGTCACCGGAACCTATACCGACGCAGCGGGAGCCGTGTCAGGAACCATTGCCAAACACCGCGCCGCAGCCGCCTCAACCGGAGTGATCAATATCCCGATCATCCTACCGAGCAATTCCATAGATTTGAAGGGAGCGTATCTCAAAAGCGTCGAAGTGGATTATGAGTGCCTGCTTGCCGCGGCCACATCCATCACAGCCACCATGAACAAGATCACGCGCGGAGCAGACGGCTCCGTCGCAGTCGTAGCAGCCGTCACCGTCACGCAGGACCTAACCGCAGCCACAGACGCAGCCGACGAAGACCAACACAAATTGACAGTCACTCTCACAACGCCCGTTTGGATCGACAACGACGTAGAATACCTACTTGTCATCACCGCCGTATGCGGCGGGACTGTCACAATTGACTTACTCGGCGCAGTCGCAAACTTCACGTTGAGATCGTAGGTGCAACATGGGAAGCATCCACGATACACACATGAGTCAATACATCCCGCCAACCCTGTTCCATTGTGTAACAGGCACATGGACGATAGCCGCGGGACAGGTCGCAGGCACAATCTGCAAGCACGTCGCAGCCACAGATGAAGCCAGCGTAATCACCATCCCAATCCTTTTACACTCCAACTCAAGCGCTCTCAAAGGCTCCCATCTCGTATCCATCGAGATCGACTTCGAAATCCTCGTAGCAGCCTGTGATGCACTCGCGGCAGTCGTGAACAAGGTCACGCGCGGCGCAGACGGAGCCGTCGCAGTCGTCGCAGCCCAAACGTTCACCTACGACGCCGGACACGACACCGCAAGCGAACGCATCGACGTGGACCAGCATAAGATGACACTCACGCTATCAACGCCAATATGGATTGACAATGACGAGTACATCCTTGTGGAAATCACAGCCGACAAAGCCGCCACCACCACAATGGACATGCTCGGAGCCGTGGCGAATTACACACTCAGACTGTAAATGCCCGTCTATAGGTTGTCAGTATCAGACCTATATAAAATCCTAAAGGCAATAGGTGCAACTATGACTATATCAATCAACATGATCGAGAAGTATGCAGAAACCAGAAAGACAACGGTTCTTGCATACAAAATCGCCGACGATTACAAATCAGCAACCTTTGTACTTGAGTCGGGCCACAAACTGACCATGACAGAGGATGAACTCAAGGCAGCGATTGAAAAATATCAACGGGAGGTCGGCTCTGACGGCGGCGCGGTAGCGCCGCCTCCTGACGAGCGCCCTGCGGGCACGCCAAAACACCCAAGGCCCGCACCGATTGAAAACCCCGCATACATCGGAATCGGGCAAGAACCCAAAACAAAGAAAGGCAAAAGATGAATCTTCCCCCATTCGTGTACAGTCTCGCATTCTGGCAGGCTCTCACCTATGTGATAGCCGCGCTCGTCGTTTACTTCACACCCTATAAACTCGAAGCAGGCGTACTGCTTGCCGCAGTTCTGGCAATCCTGAAATTCTTCCAGATCACCCCCGAACTCAGGCAAAGCGGAAGATTGAAGTAAAGAGCCCTTGTGAATTCCAATTCTGACGGGCTGTTAGAAGAAATAACAGCCCGTCAGGGAATTCAAAGTATCCAAGTCGAGCAAAAGGGACGGGTAAAACAACAGAAGCCCGTACAACACGATTTTTATACCTATCCGAAAGGACGATTATCATGTGGAAAACAGCCGCCCTGATTGCCGCAGCCGTTTGCTTCGCAATCGGCTCTTTCAGCAGACTTGCGCCGTCAGACATAAACTGGATGAATGCCGGATTGTGCTTCGTCACAATCAGCCTATTGGTATAACCAATGCAATTCAAAAGCGACGAGCAGCGCAGAGCCGTTTTTGCAAGATTGAAGGGAAAAGGCGGCGGCGGCGGACAGCCACCCAGGCCGCCCAGGAGCCCAGGCACTCCCCCAACAACAGGCATACCAGGCACAGGACCAGGACTCGACGTGATCCTAGCCGACATCTGGAACCCAAGCGGCTTACCAGTCTTTACACCGCTACCGCCAGGACCAGGCATCCCAGGACACGGATCAGGGAGCAGTGTAGGCACAGGCGGAGCCATCTACAACAATCCTGCAAGCAATTGGTTCGTCAATCCGCCAGCACCCAATACAAACTACGGCAGCTACACAGGCACGCCGCCGCCAGGAAATGGGCCGTATCAAGCGCCGGTATTCCTGCAATTCCAGCCCGCTGAAACGTTTTGGGGAAATATGTACGATATTGTGCATGGCATCGACCCGGAGACAGGCGATAAATTGCCGCCAATGGGAACGCCAGGCACAGTCAAAGACCCAATATCCCTAGTACTTGCAGAACAAGCTATTGATGCAAACTGGTTCGGAGAAAGAAACAAAGGACAAAACGCCGCATATTATGGTAGCTATGGACAAATATCCTCCGTATGGAGCGGTGACAGCCATCTTTCCTCCGCATGGCACGGACAAGCACCAGGCGCAACGAAGAAGCGCCCTTGGTGGGCGAAGTGAGCGGGCAAGAACATCCCGCACCTTCGGCGAGGACGACGGCTCCGCCGACCGGCGAGTACGCCGGTCTCTTCTAATCGGGGTAGCGCCCCCGAACGACTGAAAGGAAACACATGAGCGACTCATTGACCACTCTCATCGGCAAGGTACAAAACATCCTAGGCGATGCAACAGGGACCTACTTCACCACCGCCATTGTGACAGCCGCCATAAGACAAGCATTGTCGGACTGGAACCTACGCGCGCCCAACTTCGCAGCCGTGACCATCGCAGCCGTAGCTAATCAATACGAATACGAGCTATCAGACGAGGACGCAAACGCAATCGAACTCCTCGACGTGCTGAAACAGGGACCAAACAACAACGAGATCGACGTATCCCTCGACTATGACGCATACGTGGAGGATGAACGCGTGTTCTTCCGGCTCCGCCGTCCGCTTACCACAGCCGATACGATCATTGTCAGGTACATCACCTATCACACGATCAATGGACTGGACAGCCAAACCGAGAGCACACTACCCACCTACTATGATCAAGCAATGGTAGACGGCGGAGCATTCTTCTCGATCATGATCCGAGCGACCAGCCGGATTGAAACAATCAATCTTTCACAGCAGCAATCCGACAATTACAGAGAAATTGCCGGAGCCTTCGCGCAAGCCTTTGCACTCAGACTTGCCGAAGCACAGAGAAAGAGACAAGCGCCGGTCTCAGAGCCCGACCCGCGCGCATGGAATGATGCTTATCACAATTGGGGGCAATAAATGATTTCCATTGACGCAACCCTTGCGGCAGGACTTGCCGCAGGCACAGGCAATGCAATCATAAAAGTGGAGTATGTTCACAGCGGCGGAACCCACACCATCACACCCAACGTATTCGGCTATGTGATCGACAACATGACCGCCGAAACAGTCATTGAAGTAACATCCCTTTCCATCGCGCCAATTACAAAATTTAGAATCATCAGAGGATTGAACATCAACGGTATAGACTACACAGTCACAAGTAGTTGGTTCAGAGTCACACGCAATATTATCAGCTACACACGAACAGCGCTCAAAGGGACAGCATACACAAAGAAGCGCATCACCACAGCCGGAGACATATCAGTAGACACATTACTAGGCAATGTGTTCACAGCCGCAGCCGATGCTAGTTTGTTTTCCTATAATCTGGCACTACCCTCAGATTATTCGGAATGGTGGAGAGGCGTTCAATTCCTACCCACCGGACAGGATGTTATCCTACAGACGACAGAGAGCATCAATAACTACTTGCGCCAAAAATACCTGGCGCAAGTCTGCAATCTCGGCAGATACAACGACACAACCAATAAAATCACCGTGATTGGTGCAAACTACCGAGTAAACGCCGATATTTGGGACCATCAAATGAACTCGTCGAAGTTCATAGAAAACAATTTCGATGCAGGTCCCACAGATATAACACGCTATTGGACATGGATGGATGAAACAGAAGTTCGCCACTTCATAGGAACCAATAACTTTCCACTCCATAACCTTGGCTTCATCCCCTCCACAGCCACACCCACACCAGAAAACAATACAGGTCTCACAAAATCGACGATCCGCATCTCAATGCCAAACCTAGCCATCACCCCAGGCGATTGGATACTAATCGACGATGAGAAAACTATGGCGAATGTCTCGGTCCGCGAGGTATTCAACCCGCAAAGCACACCCGCATGGTATCAGAACATCACAGAGATATATTTCCTTTCAGGCGGAGCACAAGCCGCAAGCCAAAAAAAAATAACCCCGATCGATACGAACAGTTTTGCCAGCGGGTTATTCACAGAAACAACGGAAGAGATCGAACTCACGATAGAGGAACAAGTTACAAACGCACCCATTCAAAGCGGAGAATTCTTCAACGCGCTGGGGGCCTACGACAACACAGTACAAAGAGCGTTCAAAACACTGGACGAGCACACACACGACGCCGACTACGTAAGCAAATCGACACTTGCCGGACACATGTTCCTGCCATTCGGAGTCTATGACAGCATAAGTCCAATCACAGCCAACGGATCCGCGCCGTTCTCAGCCACAGTCGATAGAACAATGACACTCATAAAATGGGCGCAAGGGGTATTTATCGCAGGAACCAGTAACGGAAGCAATTATTGGACAATCCAGCTAAAGGAAATCAATGGCGCCACAGTCCTGAATACAATTGTTACATCGGGAGTCAGCGCAAATACACCTACACTACTGACAGACACATCATTCTCGACCCCATCCGTTGGCGCGTCAAATATCATGATTTACATCTATTGCACAAAGACAGGCACGCCAGGTGATTTATATATCTTCGGTCCACTATTGGAGGTATCTATATGACCGACCCCGTAATAGAAAAGAACGAGGCAAGAATTGCAGCCGCAAAGACAGAACTAGCCCTCACCGAAGCCCTACGAACCGCCACCCCACAGCAAGCCGTGAACTATATCGAGAACAATGTCACGACACTGGCCACAGCCAAAGCCGCGCTGAAACTCATGGCGCGGATGTTAATCGTATTGAGAGACCAAATCCCAGGCATACAGGAATAATAAAACGAATGCTCCCCTCTCTTCTCACGGAACGGGGAGCATCCAAAAAGGCGAAGACGGCGCGAACAATCTACCAATCAAAGTCAAGTCAACTTCTGGTCGTCTCAGTGATTACGTTTCGATCATGCTCCCAGGTCAAGCCGCGGCGTCGATTAAGTATAACGATATATAGATGATTGTCAATATGAAGATGAGAGAATGAGGAGATCGGCTCCGCTTTCCGTCTCTCAAAACAAGACCAACGCAAAGAAGACGCGCAAGCCGCCCTAATTGAAACAGATCAAATAATACGTTTTTACACCCGTATAACGATCATGAACACGAACAACAGCCGACCCATTCGAAGATGGACAAATAAACCATACATAGCGAATCATCGCCCTAATGTAATCCCAAGACAGCTTCATGCGAGAGTTCTCCTTGCCGCGCATAATAACACAGGTTTAGAAAACGGCTCCGCTTTCCGTCTCTCAAAGCAGAGGGTTGGCGAGTACGCCAATGGTAGCGCAAGACGCCCCCCGCCCCTCCCAAACCCAACCCCACCCCCCACGTCTGCTACGTTCTCTCACTATCGTTCGGCACTTCGCATCCAGCAAGGTGTGTCAAACATGGGATAGGGGCGGGGGGCTCCAGAAGCTTCCCCCTACGGGGTCGGCGCGGTTGCGCCTAAGCCTTGCGCTACCAAAAGCAGAGGGTTTGCTTCGCAAAGGCTCACGTAAAGCTCGCCAAATCTCAAAGAAGATCAAAAGTTCTTAGAGTAACGCCGGAGAACATCGGCTAAAAGTTTTTAGAAAGAACATAAGCATGGTTTGCCCCTTCTCTTGCGCTCTCATTGCGGATTACCGCAACGAGCCTCAGGCGCAAGTAGTCGGGGTGGGTGCGGGTGCATTGCACAATGGCGCATTTTTGCAAGCAATGCCCGCGGCGTCTCTGCGTGTGCTGTTCATAAAGCCATGGTGTTATTTGCACACGCAGAGCGGCGGGCAAGAGCTTGCTTGCAAAAACCAGCCGAAAGAGCATCGGCTTTGCTTATCCCATTGTGCAAAGGGGGCAATGTGCTGCGCATTTTTTAGCACCCTCGCTCATCTAAGTGCTAGCGCACGGCAAATCTAAAGCAAAGGCAGCCTCACATGCAATTCTCCCGCTTCATTCTCTGGTGTCTCAAAATCACAATCTCAGTTCTGGCTAGTGCAATCACCGGCCGTCATTCCTGCTGGTGTTCAAATGTCTAGCTTTATTCTCATCCCGCGCGGCGCGGTCATTTGTCATTATGTCGAGCTCACACCCGGCCAATGGGCAGTCGTCACACCCTGGGGGAAGGTCCTTGCCCCGTCATTTTTCGAGCTCCACAATCAATATCAGCCGCTCTGCTCAATCAATGGCGCGGGCGCGTGGGTTGTGCTAGTTCCAGTTAGTTCCTCGTCGTCTTCGCAAGCCACACAGCAAGCGTTATTCTAGGTCAATCCGGCTCTAAGAGCCGATAAAACAATTTTCGAAATGGAGAACCCTCACATGTCCCCAATCAATATCCCCCCCGAAGGCAAAGGTCAAATCACGCTCCACGGCTATTGCTTCATTCAAGCCGAGAAGGCATACAAAGAGTGCCTGATCATCGAAGCAAGCAGTGTCACGCAATCGGCAGTCGTGCACGTTCTGGGCAGTCTGTATATGCAGACAGTCCACTTTCGCAATATCGCCAATATCGCACTCAAATACGACGACGGGACCATAGCGCAGAATTTTGGCGCACCCAGGACCAGCCGCCCAGAGTCTCTCGATTTCATCGAGTCTGTGTACACACAGGAATTCGATGAGTATTCAGACGCCAACCCAGGGTTATGAGCCATGACACCAGACCAGGAGGCCGCCCAATCACTAGTAAAGCGCGCATTAGACGCAGAAAGACAAAGTGAAGCAGAATTACTTATAGATGCAGCGAAAACCCTTGATTTATCCATAAAAGCCAACGAGCTCAAAAGCCAATGGCTAGAGCAATGGCTAGAGCAAAACAAAAACAGAAAAGGAACCCTCACATGAGAACCTACGACCCACCAGAACCACCCGAGGCAATGCACCCTTGCCCCGAATGCGACCAGGAAATGGAGCAGGAATGGTACAAAGTCCGAGACAGCGCATGGATATGCAAAAATCCAGAATGCCCACGCAGCCCCGAATACAACGCCGACTCGGACAACCCAAGCGAAACCCAAGCCCGCGCTATGCTCTCACAGCGGACCACCTACCAGCTAGTGCTTGACTGGGAAGAACAAGAACGACGGCAAATGACCGACGTCATGCCGATTGTTCGCGGCTGGCTAATGGACGAACTCGAAAAGCGAAACAAAGCCGCTTTTGATTGCTGGCTTGAAAGCAGCGAGAGCAGCCCACGCAAATTCTTTGTCGGCTAACACCAACGCAAGTGTGTCGTATAATTTCAAAATCCTATGAGCCACGCCGACGGCCTTGTAGTCGGCAGAATGGAAACCCTCACAATGAACACACAATACAAGAGACTCCCCGAAAAAAGCGAACATTGGAAAGACCTACGGGCAGGGTGGCACTACTGGAAAATCAATTTCACCTGCCAGGAATGCCAACAGCCAGCAACCGACAAAATACACGGTACAGAAGAAGGTATAAAAACCTACCTCGCCAACCCCATCAATTTAGTATGCCAGAAGTGCATGGAGACTCTGTAACATGAACGCCCCACAATCCCGACCCGTAGACCCCAACACCCCACTTGACGACTTCCATCCATCCCGCTTCCTGAAGGTCACAGACCTGACCGAACGCTGGAAACTGAAATCTATCACCGTCACAATCTCGCGCGTGATGGATGAGCCGACCGTACCCAATCCGAAGGACTTGGACCCCACCACAGCCGACGCCAGGAACCCGCGCGGCAAGCCGCGCATTGTGATCCAGAAGGCTTTTTACTTTCTCACCAAGCATGGGACCGAATGGCAGAGCGGCTATCTGCTATCCGCCAAGGTAGACGATGAAAGCCTAAAAAAAGCGACCAAGGCAGAGACTGCCGGAGAGCTCATCGGAAAGCGAGTCGTGATCATCGTAAGCGAGCACCGCGGCAACCCAGTATTGAGAATTTCACCCCTGCCGCCGATGGAGAACGGCAACGGCAAGACCAGCGCCACAAGCGAAGTCATCGAAGCCACTTGTAAAAAGTGCGGAATGCTTGCCAATGTGAATCCAGAGACACAGAGATTTTATTCTCACCAAACCGTCGCAGGCGAGACCTGCGCCGGATGGGGAGACGCCACGTAGAAAATGTTGCAGTAATTTTCCAACTGCTACATATAATACACTACAAAGAGATACAATCAAATCAAAAAACAGGAGAACAAAATGCTACACATCAAAACGGCTGACGGCGAATATGACACCGATGAGACACAAAAAGCCAACATGGTTTCTGATGGAATTCTGAACGACATTGCTGCTATGGAGTTCCCAGGAAAAAACATACATGATTTTGACCAGTTCATGTCATCTGTTTTCGATGAATTTGGCGGAAAACTCAAAGACGATGTAGATGTAGATGATTGGCATCGAGCATGTGAAAAGGTAGCGGCAGATTATTCAGAACCAGATGGCGATGAAGACGCCGCATAGAAGATCAATCCCTAAAAAGTCTGGTTATTTACCAATCAAATCAGTATAATAAAGACAAGGAGAACTCTCATGAAAACCGTAACCATTCCGCAAAAAATGTCAGGCACAGGCACGATACACGATACGGCCAGCGAACACTTTGACCGCGAGATCAAATTTCCCAAAGGTCACAAATTCGCCGTGGTACTTGCGGCTTACTATGGCGGCAAGGGATACACCACCCACGCCACCGCAGAAGCCACAATCAAGCAGTCAATCAAAGAAGGCAAATTTTCACACGTGATTATTGACGACGAGGGAGAGAATTGGGACATTGACCACCTACGCCACCAATAGATCAATCCCCAGGACAGACGAAACCGGACCCGCAAAGTCCGGTTTTTTTGTTCCAAAAATTTTTAAGCCTGCTGGTGCAGGCTTTCGGGCTTCGCTTCAAGCGAGCACGTTTCCTTTTTGCTTTTGGGTTTTTTGTTTGTGTGTCGCAACGCGACGGGAGAACGACTCCCACGGCGGCGGAGTACCGCCGCCTCCTGCTAACGGAAGGTTCCACCTCCCGACCCCACCCTCCGAATGCCCTACGAATTACGCCCAACAGCTTGACAATAGGACAGTTGGGGCGTATACTGAAAACATGCCCAACACCAGACGCAAAACCGACCTCCTGCAAACCCTCACCACCGAGCAAGCAGCCGCGCAATTACAAGTCAACGCGCGGACCATCCGAAGAATGATCGAGCGAGGAACCCTAAATGCTCAAAAATTGGACCCAGGCAGCAAAAGCGTTTATCGCATCCCTACCCAGGAAGTGGAAAGAGTTTTGCGAGAACGGCAAACCAATTCCGAGAGCCGAGACACTCGACGACCTAAACCTACCCCTGATTGACATTCTCGGATTGATACTCCTTGTCGTTCTACTGGGCATAACAATTCCATGAAAATGCAATGTTTCTTTTTTCGATAATCGTCGTCAGGCTGATAACAGAAGCGGCCCATGCTAGAACATGAGCCGCCTTCAATGACCATCCAGCCGCGAAGGTAGACCAGTTTAGACCTGTACCTTTACAACCGAATAGTTTTGGGTGCCTGATGGGTTTCGAACCCACAACATCTTCAAATGCAGCCTAAGATTTGGTAACAATATACTTGACACACAAAAGGATCAAAAATGGCTAGTTATAAAGTTGCACCATTGTTTAACCCTAACAAAGACCCTGAAACCTTCGATGATTACGAGGATGCGGAGATAAAAGCCATTGAAAACAGTATAGATGACGACGCTTGGGGCGTGTGGGACGAAGAAACAGACCACCTTGAAGCCATCGCTTACCAAAGCACCGCCTACTCTCAATGATTATGTGTCAAGTATATCAATGCCTAAGATTTTACCAGTCTTGCGACCGGCAAATAGGGAGTGATTGCCGACGCATCCAAGCCTTGGGTATATCGCTCCACCATATCAATAGACGACCATCTACCCGCTTCCTGAACCACACGCGACGGAGCGCCAAAGACCGTCGCAAGTGTAGCAAACGAGCGCCGCAGATCATGGGGAGAGAGTTTTATCCCAATCCGCAAACCCCACCCCTTCACCATTCCCTGTAATCCCTCGCGCGTGAGAGCACGACCGCAGCGCTGATGATTCATCGACACGAACAAAGCGCCGACTCCATCGGCAGGCTTGCGAAAGCCAAGCCAGCGATCAATATAGAGCGCCGTCTCGTGAGAGAATATCCCTATCCCCCACTGACCGCCCTTCACGATGACTTGCAAGGTCCGCTCATGCAGATCGACGTCAGCCAAAGCGAGTCGACAAAGCTCAGAACATCTAAGACCCGTATCCAGAGCCACAGCACAAATAGCCAAGTCACGCGCACCGGAAGGAAGGGACGTATCAAACGAGGCAAGCAATTCGAGAGCCTGCTCCTTTGTCAATACCCTTTGTTTCTTCGGCTTGATTATCTTCAGACGAGCCGAGAGAGCCGGATGATCATCCCCCCACTTCCAACGGATGTACTTCCGAATGGCAAAGAGAGCAAGCAGCCGCTGTGAATTCCCCCATTCAGGCCGATCAAGAAACCCAATCAAATCCACTGCCTGCCAGGAATTGACAGGCAGACCATACGCCAACCCAAAAACACGCAGGTATCTAGCCTTTGTGTTCTGTGCGTATGGATGAGACGCCAGGAAGCGCGTCACATCTTCCCTATTCACGATGTACCTCCAATTGGTTTTATCAGGGTGAGCCCTATCCCCCGCCCTGTTGAAACAACCCCGCGTTGGGACACGCGGGAAGCCTGCCTGTGCGCCTGCCTGCGCAGGCAGGGATACGCACGCAGACAGGCAATGAACTGTCACTGACAACACTCAGCGAACCCTCACGGAATGCAAAGCGCCGTCAGTGACGCCAATATTTTACTTGAAATGGAGAACTCTCACAATGCGAAGTATTCAAATTCATGAAGCGCCAAGACCAGGCGCAGTAATCGACGTTCAGACAGCCACTCCACCCACAGCGGGCGAAGTGATCGAACTCAAACGCGGCAAAGAGACCGTAGCAATCGCCGTTGTCGAAGAAAACCCCAACACCCATACCTATCAAGCCATAGTGATCATATAAGAACCAAATCCAAAATCTTATGTAAGGAGAACCCTCAATGAAAAAAGTATTCGCAGCAATCGCCGGTATCATCTTCGGCGCGTTCGGAATTGGAGTCCTCGGACTCCTGATATCCCTCACCTACTCCGCCTTAGGTCGCATCTTCCCAGGCAGTTTTGAAAACCAAATGTGGGGGCTTGTGCTCTTCGACATCGCTACCATTGCATGGGCGCTTGCATTCGTGTTCCAATCCCACAGTCTCGCCCAATACGCAGCCGCAGGCGTAGGCTTTCTCACTGGACTGGTTGGGACAATCGGAATGGTAGCCGCCGAAGTGACACTATCCAGCGGAGCACTCACAGGCAAGACCGACACAAGCACAATCGGGCAATGGATGGTATATGCCTTCATCGCCGCAACTATGATCCACGTAATTCTGATTTACGCCCACCACGGCGGCAGCCCCGAAATCTCACAGCAAATCAGTACAGGCATTGCCCGCGGCGAAGTCGTCGATAAGGCAATGAAAGATGCAGTCAAACAATTGGACGTAGAGAAAGCCGAACTCGCCCAGGCAATCACAATAGACATCGTGAGCCAGGTAAAGCGCGACCTGCAACTCACGCCGATCAATGACACCATCTTTGACCGACGCAAGAACGCCGAAACTCCCACAGTATCAGAACCTATCCCCTCCCCCACAGATGGAGACTATACCGGAATTGCTCCCGAACTCTACGCCCCAGGCACGCGCTTTGCAGACCCCAAGGACCAAGCCCGACACGATGCAGCCAAGGAGGCAGGCCAACAGCCTAACCCTTTTCTCAAATCGCCAGCCGAGTAAGGAGCGCGTTCCAGTCGAAGCCGAGACACAAGCCGCAGACGCTCAAAGAAATGGCAGAGACGAGCGACCAACTCTGTTGTTGGAACGAGATCCCGACCGGACGCGAGCGCCTATGGTGCAAGATTTGCCGAAACGAGGGCAAGGCATGGCTCTCGCCGGAGCCGTGCAGCCACATCCTGAACGCTCAGAACCCCGAAAAGGTAACCATGGAGGTCGCAATGAACACCCTGCGCGCGTTGTTGAGCGAGTCAAGTTCACAGGAAAACACAGACCCGCAATAACCAAAATCTGTCCCTGCGGTTGCAAGCAGAAATTCAAGACTACCATCCAGAAGCAGAAGTATTTGAACGAGGCGCACAAGAAGCGCCATTACCGGAGAACACATGTACAAAATCCAGGTCAGAGTCAGGAATAAAAACCAACCCATACAAGCGCCCACATTCCTAACAAAATGGGACGATTGTATCAATGTACCAGAGTTGCCAACCATCGAAGAAGCGGAGCATTTTCTAGCCGCAATGAAAGTCGAAAAACTGGAACCCTACGGATTGGAATTCCAGATCATAGAAAAGTGACGAACGTCCCGACACGCTCAGGGACGATGACCCCTCAACCCCTCCGGTAATGTCCCGATTATCGGAGGGACGAAAACTCACAACAGGAGAACCCTCATGAACACAAAAACTACGTACACATTCACCAAACCCCACCTGATCCTAAACATCCAGGCATACAAGAACACCAACGAACTCAGGCGCGCCCATCCTGACGTGAAGTCATGGACGTATATCTATCACATCCCGCGCGGCATGAGCGTCGAAGCCCTCAGAGCCGCCGTCGCTCAGGTCATGAAGCGGCAGGGACAATGGCATTCTATGGTCTACCACGTCGGAGATTTTATTATGGCTCCGGCCCTGTCTGCACAGGCAGGAGTGACCACAAGCAATGTCAAATACATTTGTCTCGAACGCATCGGCGATAATGGTCCATGCCCGGTCCAGGGACACTAGCCATGAGCGTAAAAGCGAAGAGAAAACGGCAGAAGATTTGGTGACAATATACTTGACACATAAGGAAGGTAGTAATGGATGATAACCGTCCGTTTCCAATCCAGCACGAATACAAGCGCAATAAGGCGGGAGAAATGGAGCGTCATGAGTCTTCTGAAATACCTTGGTGGCTGGCAGAGGTTGCCTATGAGTGGTACGCCAAACGATACGGAACCAAACAGAGCCTTGAACGACTGGCTGAACGTGGCGGTTTTGGCAGGAGCGAATTGATTATGCTGATTCGCAGAGAACTCTAGGTTTTTGTGTGTCAAGTATATGATTACCGAAGATTTTATTCACGGAGGCACATAATGAGCATCAAGGCAATGTCACTCGTTTGGGAACTAAAATGTCCGGCAGAATGGAATGGCTTACGCTTCACATCGAGCCATAAATTCGTGCTACTTGCCTACGCGGACCACGCCGACCATGAAGGCAAAAGCATCTATCCGGCAATCATCACCATACGCAATAAAACCGGATACTCCACAGAAAGACAAATACAACGAATCACACACCAACTCGAACAAATGGGAATGCTTCTTCCAGACGGAGCCGGACCCAAAGGCACACATAGATGGATGCTACCCTTTGATGTGGGGGGTGTAAAGATTACACCCCCGCAATTATTACAGGGTGACATTGGAGACCAATCATTGGGTGACATTCCATTGGGTGACATTCCTTCGGGTGTAAAAATTACACCCGAATTAAAGGAACCAGAACAAGAGGTATATATATCTATTCTGGAAAAGAATTTTCAATTTCACGATTTTTGGAAAAAACTGAAATGGGAAATCCGAAATGCCAGCTTCCAGATCGACGGCAAAACTATGATCATCACAGGGCTTGGTACGCGCGCAGAAGTGTTACAAGCACGCTATATCAACTATATCAAGCGCGCCCTTGTCATCAGCCAAGACCTCGAATCAATCATCTTTCAGGAGTAAAGCCATGAGTAAGATCGAATTCACTCACAAATGGTTTTGGAAATCCAGACTTCCAGAACGAAAAGGGCAGAAGTGCAGAGTATTGGCACACGGCAAAATGAATTCAATCCTTGTTGAATTTGCAGACGGCTATAAGGTCATTACCTCGCGCTATGCAGTCCGACTCATCACAACCCTGCTAATTGTGCTCCTAATGACAGGTTGCATTTCAACGGTTATCAAAACAAATCCGACTCCTACGGCTCCGCCGCCGCCGAGTACGGCGGCTCTTATAACGGGAAGCCAGCCTCCCGGACCCACAGGGAGCAAGACCGAGATCGAGAGCGGAGCCGTCTTCACCATCCCCGAATGGTGGATGCTAGGCACACCAGGACCCGCCAAGCACATCCAGAAGGGGAGGAGTAATTATTACAATCCCCAAAGCGGAGCGGAGCGGGACCAATGAACACGCCAGCCGAATGGAAAACCGTCGCAGTAATCCATAATGCGGAACGTCTAGAGTTTTGGAAAAAGATTCTAGGCGGAGATCGAGCACCTATCAAGTCAATCCTTACAAACCGCGCGAAATTGCCAGACAAAGGCGAGCAAGATGTCTACATACTGGACACAGACGCACTTACAGCAGAGCAGAAAGAGAAGCTCATCAAAGCACTAGCCGAAAGATTCGACTTACAAGAAGAATTTGTAAGGCTTCACCTAATAGTAGGCGTGCCAATACTAGCCGAAGATGTAAGCGTATCATCTACCGATTCAGGATTGTTCTATTCGATGCTCGGAGACATTGACGACCAGGATCAATACTTCACAGATCAATATCTTCACGAAGAAGACGAAGAAGAATGACCCAGGACGAAGCCCAAGCCGAAGCCGTCAGAAGATACGGACCCAAAGCCATAGCTCAACCATACCAGGAAGAATACGTTGAAATTGTGGTTGATTGCGCGGCAGAGCATAGTTGGGATACCAGGAAATACGGACCACTCACAAACCTACTTGGATTCGGCAGGACTTGGGAAGAAGCATTCCAAAACGTGGAGGACTGTCAATATGAACGAGAACAACACCAAAATTCATCCGAACACACCGCCAAAACTGGTGAAACTTTTACGCAAATGCGGCTCTTTCCATAAGGCAGCCGAGGAGACCCGTGTCAATGTCTGGTTCATTCACAAACTCGTCACACAAGGCAAAGAGCCGACCGACCACACGCCGAAGGGACGCGAGATCAGGCGCAGGATGTTTTTGCCAAGGTACAAGCGCAGGAACCGAGCACGAAAGCCGCAGACAAAAGAACAAAAGGCAATCCGCCAGATGGTGAAAGAAACCAGGAGCACACTACCATGAGCATCGACACGGACCGCGAGAAAGATTTACTAGCAGCAGTCAAAGCCGCCCAGGACGCAACCGAGTATTTCAAAAAAGGCGCAATGCACGAGCTGAAAAAAAGACAGCAAGGCGAAGCCCGCGCCCTCGAAATCGCCGGAGAAGCCGCGACCCTAACTGAGGCTTTAGACCAATGGGAAGCCGAGCGCGTTGCACTCGCCGAACTATACGACGAGAACGAGGCACTAGGCATCCTACACCGGCAGCTTGACACCGCCCTCACACTTGCAAAAACCATTATCGACCAGATCGAGAAGGACGCCGGAATGTTCGTCACGCAGAAAACCAGAGACAAGATCAAGCAATTCCGAGAGCTCGTGAAGAACGAAGAAAAGCGCCGAGCCTACGTCAGCCAAATGATTGCCGAAGCCACCGAAAGAAGAAACGAAAGGAAAAACGGCCATGGGCATGAAAAAGCTATATAAGCAAACTCTTGAATACCAGGAAGGCAGAAACGCCTACCGAGAAGGAACCCGCCGAGGGGGAAACCCATACGCGTCAGGAGACAAGCAAGGCTCGTCTACCGCATGGTGGATGGGATGGGACGACGAATGGGAAGAAGATCATAAAACGCAGGAGTCTTCCAATGTCCAAACTACATGAAATCCTCGAAAGGAAAATCATGCCTGAAAAAATGTTTGTAACCGTGTGGGGCTTGCAGAAAGCCGAGATTGAAGCGCATTGTTTTGGCTCCTGCAAGAAAGTCATATTCGGGCTTTTGATGGATGAGCAATTTGGCGGCTTGTCACATTGCTTTGAAGTCAATTGTCCATTTGTTGAAAAAGAAATGTCAGAACCATTCGGTGAAGTCGACGGCGTAAATGCGTATCTTCGCAAATTACAGCCGCCTAACACAACGTGCACTGGACTTGCGCCAGCCGTCGCGCCTGAAAGCAATGTTGTTAGTAGCGCAAGCCAGTAACGCTCGCAGTTCGACTTTCTGAAAGGAGAGACCCTCATGTCAAAGCTACATGACATCCTCGAAGATCAACACATTTCAGCCAGAGCCGACCCAGGCAAGACTATCGTTCGGCGGCTCTACGGCGGACTTCGAATCGAGATGACCAGCTTCACAGTCGGACTCAATACCGAAATCAGACTCGGCATCACGCGCGACGATAAATACCCATCCGACCAGGAATGGAAAACGATTTGCGACCACCTACCGTTTTGGTCAGAGCAGAAAAACCCCGAACGCATACTATCACAGCAAGGACGGTATATACTTACGGCCATATTGAAACCAGTCAATCAGATCAAGTTCTTATAGGTGACGCAATGGAAGCAGAAGCCGAACCCACAACCAAGACCAAGATATTCGAAGTCCTCGAACGCATCGAAGAACGACTCATCGAATACAAAGACATACCGGAAGAAGTCAGACAACTTCGCGTCTTGCAGACGCAATTACACGACGCATTGAAGAACAAGCAAGCCCAGGAAGCCGCCAACATGAACGCACTTTACAGACTGTTGAAAGAAGCAATCTCATTACTTTTTCCGAACAACAGACAGCATAAGTAAATCGGAGAACACATGAAAAAAAAGACCGCACTAGTAATTGGACAGACGAGGGAATATACCGAAGGATGGGAAGCATTCACCAGCGAAATAAGTCGTGATGCAAATCCCTATCCACTTTTTTCAGCGGCAGAGCTTGCATGGCGACATGGGTGGGAAGCGAACGAAATGCTATCCCAAGACAGCGAAGAGCTAACAGAACACTAATCCTTATGGTAAGATAACCAGACAATTCGAGCCGCTCATGCACTAGAAACAGCCCATGAGCGGACAAGGCGACTGCCCAAAGCCAGCCGCGTACCGAGACCACACAGGTCCACAGGTGCGCGGCTCTTTCGTTGCACTGCGTGACAACGCAAGTGTATTGGAGACGAATGTCAGAACAAAAAGAAGATGATGTTTCAAGACCCGTAACCTTATACGTCGAGAAAGTCGAGCCCAATCCAGAAATAAATTACTTCATCGAGAAGCGCCGAGTCTCCGTGATCGACATCGAGGTTTCAAAACCCCTCGCCGAGCAGATCATCGAATACCTACAGGAGCGCAGCCAGGGACAGACCGGAGCCATCCGGCTTAGATTATTGGGGAGATTGACACACCAATGACTGACAAGGAACTGCAGTTCCTTAGGACGGCGTGTGCATGAACGGCAAAGGAAACAGCATCGCCGACAAGATCGACAACCTCCTAAAAGAGGACGTCACTTTTTCCACACGCTCAGGCGTGAGATTTCTCACTGAAGTTATCCGCGACGCATTTGAATTCATCGAGCAGGAAAAGACACGCAACGCAAGCGCCGACCTGAAGCAGAGCAGCATCGAGATCCGACTCGGAAATGTGGAGAACGGTCTCAATGAATTTCTCAAACTACGCAAGGCAGAGCAGGAGAAGAACGAAACCGAAAGAACAAAATGGAGGTGGGCAATCATCACGCCCACAATAGGACTTATATTCGCGGAGCTAGCCAGATGGTTTCTATCAAAGCCGTGAGAAAGACAAAGGCAAAGACCAAGAGCCGCAAACAGGGAGGCCAGCCAGGCAATAAGAATGCCATGCGCCATGGATTTTACGCGAAGAGATTCACAGCCGAAGAACAGACCAGACTCGACAGCCAAGACTCAACCGACGTACAAGCCGAGATAGCACTTATCAGAGTGTGCATGGACCGACTGACAAATGAACTCAACTTCAAGATCGTAACCACCGTAGACATGCAAGGCAACATCACCAGGGACGACCATTATCTTAAACAACTCAACACACTAGGACTGATGACACAATCCCTGTCCACCCTCACACGCACTCATTATCTGATCAAAGGCAAAGGCGGAGATGTGGCCGACGCAATTATGACCGCGCTCGAAGAACTCAGATTGGAGATGGGAATATGAAGAAAATCGAAGAACAAAGAAAAGCAGACCAAGCCGCGTTTTACGCATTCCTAGCATTCATAGCACCATTGTTAATCGGACTTGCAATCCTCATTATTTTGTTGGTGAACCTATGAAACGGGACAACGGCTCCCACGGCACGCCGAGTACGGCGATCGAGGAACATATAAAGGACAGTAATTTTACGATCGTAAACTTACTACTTAGTAAACTGCGATCGCAGAAACGCTACTTACACGAAGCATTGAAATACAAAATTGCAAAAATTGCATGGGCCATCTATCTATGGGCGATGGACACAACAGAAGCCGAACTCTTGGCAGACCTTCAAGAAGAAGCCGCGCGCGAATATAAATCAGAAAAGGCAACAGCATGGATGCAGAACTAATGCGACGGGAGGTCGGCTCCGCCGACCGGCGAGTACGCCGGTCTCTTACTAACGGGAGCCAGCCCCCGAACCCCAGGGAGCGCAGCTAATAGTCGTTTGTGATAATAACATTTGTCGAAAGCATGAAGGAAGAACACATGACAGAGCAGACCACATTTGAAAGCTATTGCATCATAGAGCTATTCGGACACCAAAGAATCGCAGGCAAGGTCACTGAACAAGTTATAGCCGGACAAGGATTTATACGCGTCGATGTGCCAGCTACCAAGAGACAGCCAGCATTTACAAGAATGTTTGGAAGCGGAGCGATTTACAGCATCACACCGGTCGAGAAGGAAATTGCAGAGCGAGCCGCAGAAGCAATCTACGTCGAGCCAGTAACCATCTACATCGCGCCGACACACCAACTAGAGGAACACGAAGAAGAATTCTAATGTCCACCCTCGTTCAGACCATCAAGAACATTTCCAAGACCTTCGACCGTTTCACAAGCAGAAGCGGAGCCATACAAATGCGCCCGTACCAACTGGAACCAGCCGAAGCAATTATCAATTCCATCATCACCAAGCAGGGTCTTACCTTCGTGATCATCATCAGCCGCCAGGCAGGCAAGGACGAGCTCCTTGCAAACCTGATTGCTTATCTCATGTACTTATTCGGACATCGGGAATGCGGGATAGTCGTTGCAAATCCCACCTACAAGCCGCAGACGCTCAATTTTCTCATGCGTTTGGAGAACAGACTCAAAGCCAACCTATTGACCAAATCATTCTGGAAGAAGCGCGCCGACTACATGCGCATGATCGGAAGCGCCGTCACATCCCTTCTATCAGGCGACAAGGATGCAAACGTCGTGGGAGCCACAGCCAGCCTATTACTTGTGATCAACGAAGCCCAGGACATCACGCCCGCCAAGTATGACAAGGATTTTGCGCCAATGGTCGCATCGACGAACGCCACCCGAATAATCGTAGGCACACAATGGACCAGCAACACACTCCTAGCCAGGGAAGAGGACGCAGCCAGGGAAGCCGAGAAAGCCGATGGTATCCGGCGAGTGTTCGTCTACACAGCCGAAGATGTGAGAAAAGTAAATCCACCTTACGGGCAATTCGTGGACTCGGAACTCAAAAAGCTAGGGAGAGAGCATCCCCTAGTCAAGACACAATACTTTTGCGAGCGCATCGACGCACAAACGGGAATGTTCAACGCCCGCAGGCTTGCACTGATGCAGGGAGACCAGCAGCCGCAGGACCAGCCAATACCAGGACACGCCTACGCCTTTCTGATAGACGTAGCCGGACAAGACGAAGGGATTTTAGAGCTCGAAGGAATGCGAAACCCAGGCAGGGACAAGACCACACTCGACATTATAGACATCGACCTGTCACAGCTTGACCTGCTGCAAGCGCCCATCTACCGAGCCGTCAAGCGGCTCGAATGGCAGGGAGATAACCACGTCGATATTTTCGGCGCGCTGTGTGCCATGGCCAGCCAATGGCATCCCCTTTACATCATCGAGGATGCAACCGGAGCCGGTGAAGGACTCTGGGGAATGTTATTCCGCAAATTCGGGGAACGCGTAATCGGATTCAAGTACACCGCGCAGAGCAAATCCGAATTAGGCTATGGATACATAGCCATTATCGAAAGCGGGAGATTCAGGGACTGCGTGCAGGACGAGAACAGCCGAGAGCAATACGCCAATTGCCGAAGCGAAATTCTGATAGGACCATCCAAAACCATGCGTTGGGGCGTGCCGGATGGAACACGCAATCAAACCGGCTTGCTTATCCATGACGACATCATCACGACCGACGCACTCACAGCACAACTTGATTTGCTCGAATGGTATGTGCAAGCCGAGACCACAATTATCGAACAAGCCGACCCATTGGAGGAGATGAACCGTGCCTACTAAAAAGCAGTTGGAAAACCAGATCGTAATGTTGAATGATGCTTTAGAAGCCTCACTCAGTCTCTCGCCGGAGAGGGATAACAACTTCTTCACAGGCGGAATAAGCGGACTCTACGGAGATCAACGCAGCGCATGGGACCGCAAACGCATCTTTGCCGAGAGCCTCAGAGCATGGAGAGTCAATCCGATAGCGCGCCGCATAGTCAGACTGATGACTTCATTCGTGGTAGGCAAAGGTCTCGCGATCAAGAGCGACGACCCAGACATACAAGCCTTCCTCACCCAATGGTGGAATCATCCCCTCAACAAGTTCAATCGCAATGTCAAACGCTGGAAGGACGAGGACACGCGCACAGGCAATCTATTCTTTTTATTCAATGTCTCGGCGAACGGAATGAGCATCGTCAGAGCCGTACCCGCCGAGAAGATCGAGGAGATCGAGACCACAGAAAACGACATAGAACAGGAAGTCTGCTATCACAAAGACGCCAGCGAAAAAGAGAAATGGGAATGCTACAACGACGAAATGGAACAGCAATCTTTTATGATGCACTTCGCAAGCAATCAACCCGTGGGCAGTCCATGGGGAGAAGCCGACCTATCGCCCCTTCTGGTATGGATAGGTCGCTTCAGTTCGTGGCTCGAAGATCGAGTCAGACTCAACAAATTCCGAACCGTGTTTATGTATGTGATCCGCGGCTCATACACCAGCGAAGCCGAGCGCAGCACACGCGAGAAGGTCATCAACGCCAACCCACCGAAATCCGGCAGCGTGCTCGTGCTCAATTCCAACAACGGCGAAGCATGGGGCATCCTGTCAGGACAGCTGGACGCATTCGACGCCTCGAACGATGGAATGGCAATCAAGAAGATGATCATGAATGGCGCAGGTCAGCCAATGCATTGGCACGCCGAGGGTGAAAGCTCGATTTCAACAACGGCCGAAGCCGCAGGCACGCCGACATTCCGCACACTCGAAGAAACGCAAAACGATTTCTTCGAAATGCTCATCGAAATGGCAAAGGTCGCAGTCAAAGTCAAAGGCTTGCAACTCACAGAAGGCAAGACAATTTGGGTCGAAGGACCGGACATCACAGAGCGGGATAATGCAACCCTCGCGCTTGCGCTCGGTCGAGCCTATCCCAATCTAGCGGACTTGTACGATAGAGACGGCATCGACAGCAAAGAGTTTATGCGGCTCATCTACAAGATGTTCGCCGAAGTGTGGAGCGGCAAAGAGCCGAAGATCAAACAGAAACCGTTGACCAAGCCAGCCGCAGACGCACCGGCCACCAGCCCTGACAACGTAACAGAGCCGACCGACCCGAAGGAGCCGACATAACATGCCATCCCCATTTGGCGGACACGGCCCCATACGAGGAGCGCCCAATCTCAAAAGCAAGCGCCTGATATATCTCTCAGGCTCAGACATCTTCCGATTCATCGAGAACAATCCTTATACATGTGTCCAGGTCGTGACCTATAAGATCAAAGAGCCAGCATTCAACGAGAACCCCGAAACGCCGGTAGGCATGCAGCAACCGAAGGGGCCGCACATGCAAGCAGTAGTGCGGGAAGTCCAATACTGGAATTGTGAAGGCTTTACGCAAGGAGAGAGGGTAGCCGGATGACAATGCTCAAATGGGCAAACCAATCGCAGAACCCCTGCCCCTCCTGTATCGCGCTGGACGGACAGGTCCACAGTGAAGAGACGTGGCGAGAATTCGGCATCGAGCCGAAGCATGAAAGGCTTTACTGCAAAGATCATTGCACATGCACATTCATCGAGACCGACGAAGACGAAAGCGGAGATTTATCGACCGTTCCTCTACGACAAGCCAGCGAGGAGGTCGGCTCCCACGGCGGCGGAGTACCGCCGCCTGCTGATAATCGGGGTAACGCCCCCGAACGACTATTAGGAGAAACCATGACAAAGAAAATCAGACCCATACTCAGATCAATGCCCATTCACGAAAAGATGGAACTTCCACCGCGCGCCGAGCTCCTACCCAAGATCGAGAGCGGTGAGATCGACCATCTCGATTTCACCGCGCACACCTACCGCAAGGACACGAAGAACCATAACCCATATATCTTTCAGGACAAAGACCTTGAATCTTTCGCCAGCAGCTTCGAAGGGCAGCCGTTCCTCCGCAATCATGACACCTACGACATTGACGCCAGGGACGGGACCATTATCGAGAGCGAATTACAGGGACAGTCATTCAAGCAGACGATCAGACTGACCACGCGCCGCGGGATGACAGATTTCATCGAAGGCAAGATGGATAGGTTTTCGATTGGATGGTTCTATGACGACATCCTTTGTTCAATCTGTAATGCAACATGGTTTTCGTCCAGTTGCTATCACTGGCCAGGGCAGACATACGAGGTCGGCGAAGCCAAGACCAAGACCCAATGCAACCTGATATTCATCAATCCCAAAGGCAAAGAGACAAGCGCAGTCAATACGCCAGCCGTCGAAGGGACAGGGATAGAGCTCACGCAATTACAGGAATACAAGTTATCTCTTGCAATCCCAACACTTGAAGTAACCGGCGACAATGCCGTTACCCACGCGCGCAGCGCGTACAACAACCAGCCCACACAAGGAGTAAAGACAATGTTAGTAAAAGTCCGTCGTAATGGCGCTGTGCTCATGGTGGAAGAAAGCGAAGTACTTTCGACCGACGAGCGAATCGCCGACAATGAGCCACAATTGGCAGCAATCGAAGCCAACCGCCAGGCAGCCGCGCAGCTACTTGGTGAGACCGAGAGAATGGACGCACTCGAAGCACAGTTAGCCGAGAGTAATAAAATTCTCGTCGCGCAATGCGAGCACCTTTTGAATTCAGGTCTCGCGGGCAGCCGTTTACCCGATGTCGTGCAAAAGCGAATCCGGAAGGGATTTGCCAATCGAGCATTCCAGGCAAGTGAGCTCACCACAGCCATCACCGAAGCCAGGGAAGAACTCGCACAACTCACCCAGGGAGCGAACGTCCAGGGACCAGGACGAGGGCATTACGAATTCGGATTGTCGAACGCAGACCAATTCCGACTCGCACTTGAGGACTTGTTCGGCATAGAGCGCAAGCCGGAAGAGGCCAAGATCAAAGTCCATAAACTCGCCGGCATCAACGAAGCCTATCGCCTGGCCACAGGCGATGAGCAATTCACAGGCGGATACTTCCCCGAATTCGCATTGGTAAGCGCAAACTTCCCCGGCATCGTTGCCAACGTGCAGAACAAGATGCTGATCGACGCATGGAAGGATTTCGAAAACTCCTATGGATGGTGGATGAAGATCGTCACCATCGAGCACTTCGTCAATCTGAAGACCGCTACATGGGTCCGCACCGGAACCATTGCCAGCTTGCCAGTCGTTGCAGAGCGCGGAGAGTACACGGAATTGCCTATCGGCGACATCAAGGAAACCAGTGAGTGGGGCAAATATGGTGGATATGTGCCGCTCACCATCGAAGCCGTGATCAATGACGACCTGCGCGCATTCGTAAGAATGCCGAGAGAGTGTGCTCTCGCGGGCATGCGTAACATTTCGGAGCAGGTCGCAGCCATCTTCACAACCAACAGCGCAGCCGGCCCGGTCATGACAGACGGCGGAGCATTATTCAATTCCACTGCACAGACCACAGCAGGCGGACACGTCAACCTGCTTACTACCGCCCTCGGAACCGACTATACCGCGTGGAACGCAGTAGCCACAGCCATGTACAAGAAAAAGCTCATAGTAAAGAACGCAGCCGGTTACTATGGCACAGGCAAGCCGCAGGGACTCAAGCCGAGCATCTGGCTTGGACCCGCAGACCTCATCACAGCAGCCGAAGCCCTATTCGTTCCGCGTTGGGACGCACAGGCGCAGAACGTGCCAGCCACCGCAAGTGTCCGTTGGGGCGGACGTGTTGACCCCGTAGCCGTACCCGAATGGACAGACGCCACCGATTGGGCAGCAGTCATTGACCCCAAGCTCCGCCCAGGAATCATGTTAGGCGAAATCTT